TCACGCCAACATATAACTCATACCATAAAATTGAAAGAGCATACAATAGTTTAAAAGCTCAAACGTTGAAAGATTGGGAGTTAGTAATTATTGACGACTCGCCAGATGACGAACATTTTAATTTTTTAAGAAAATTGATGATAAACGACTCGAGGGTTCGTCTTTATAGAAAAAGCGAAAATAATGGCAATATTGGAAATGTGAAAAATGAGGCGGTTGGATTATGTAGAGGAAAATATGTATTGGAGTTTGACCACGACGACGAAATTTTACCGTTTGTTTTAAACGATTCGGCTAAATATTTTGATGCCAATCCTGATGTCGGTTTTATTTACATGGATTATATTTCATTGTACGAAAATGGAAATAACCATTTTTACGGTGATTTTATTTGCAAGGGTTATGGTAGTTATTATTGTCAAAAATATAACGGTAAATGGGTTAATGTTTATAATACTCCAAATATTAACAATATCACATTGAGTCACCTAGTTTGTTGCCCAAATCATCCAAGAATTTGGCGAAAAACAACACTAATTGAAGCTGGCAGTTATTGTGAGTTTTTACCTATTTGTGACGATTATGAAATAATTCTTCGCACTTCTATAACCACTAAAATTGCCAAAATACATAAGTTTGGATATATTCAGTATATGAATGATAATAATAATAATTTTTCGCTAATCAGAAATGGTGAAATAAATCGAATTGGTCCAAATTTTATTAGCCCGATCTTTTATGAAAGATTTAAAATTCAAGAACATATGAAAACTCTCGATGCACACGAGGATGAAAAGTATATTCATAATCATAGTAAAATTTGGGAGAGAGAAGATTCATATGAACATAAATATTGTAATAAAGTAGTGAATGTGGATCATGACAAACAATATTGTATTGTCGGTATTGATAGTTTAAGTATGAATATAGAGAAAATTACTTCTCTCTATCAAGACATTAGAAATGATTTTTTCTTAATTGAAAACAAATGTGATATTGGACAACTACATTATATTTTAGACAGATATGGATTTTCGAGATTCAAATGTTATACATTAATGGATGAAACGCCTGAAGTGCTAATTAAATATTTTATGTTAAAATACAAATCATGTGAAAACTATGAGATTATTAATAATTATATATATAAACCAAAATATAATACGGATTTTTCACAAAGACACGAAGTAATTAATTCTGTAAGTAAACCTGATGATAAATATTTGGAAATAGGTGTAGAAACTGGGTATACGTTTAACAACGTTCAGATGCAAAATAAAATAGGGGTTGACCCTTCGCCACAATTTGAATCTGAAAAACTGGTTCTTAAAACATCCGATGATTTCTTTGAAAATTTAGATCCAAGCACCAATACCAAATTTGATATCATTTTTATTGACGGGCTTCATCAGTGCGAACAGGTTGCTAAAGACGTAAATAATAGTATTCGTTTTTTAAATGAAAATGGAAAAATATTGCTTGATGATATAATACCTTTGAATCACGATGAACAATTAAAGATACCAGTTAAACACGAATATCAAAATGGTGTATTAAAAACGTTGGTTCCATGGACAGGCGATGTATGGAAAATAATGTATCATATATTATCTGTTTATTCCCAATGTGTCGAATTCAATTATTTATATCATCCATATTATAGAGGTGTGGCTGTTTTACAAATTAAAAAATCGTTTCAAATTCCTGACACTGAATTAGATGCTATTAATAACTATAATTATACAAATGATTTTGCTCTATATATAGATTTAATAGAGAATTTCAAAGAAAAACAAAATAATGTAAAATATACAAGAATTCCTATTACGATTATTTCTGATACAGATGAAAATGAGTAAAGGTGTAAATTAATAATATAATAAATTAAATTATATTATTAAATAATTAAAAATAATAGATATTTTCTACTAATTTTCTTGGCTTATTATTTGTAATTGTATTTTTATTATTCTCTTTTTGTACATTAACTTCTTTTGGAACATTTACCTCTTTTATAACATTATTTTTCTCTTTATTTACAGAATTACCAATTTGAAATGATGCTTGTTTCATATAATAATAATATAATACTTATTTTTAAGTATTATTATTTTATTAATTACTAATTAAAGAAATTATAATATATTTCTTATAAATGGAATTAGTAGAATCAACGGAGCCATATTTATGTTTAAATATGATTGTTAAAAATGAGGGTCACATTATAAAAGATACTCTAACAAAACTCTTAAATAAGATACCAGCCATTGATTATTGGGTTATTTCAGATACTGGCTCAACAGATGAAACCAAAAAAATCATTTCTGATTTCTTCCAAGAGAGAAATATCAAAGGAGAAATATTTGACGATGAGTGGAAAGATTTTGGACATAATAGAACCAAGGCACTCGAACACGCATATAAAAAAAGTAGATTTTTATTGGTATTTGACGCCGATGATGAAATTTGCGGTGATTTTGTTTTACCAGATTTAAAAATAGATTCATATCATTTTCAATTTGGTGACACAAACGGCACAAGTTATACAAGAACACAAATAGTAAATAATAAGAAAAAATGGAAATATGTTGGCGTTTTACACGAAATCATTACGTGTACAGAACATTCAGACAGTATGGATACTATTAAAGGAAAATATTACACTATTTCGGGTAAATCCGGATCCCGAAGTCAAGACCAAAATAAATACCAAAAAGATGCGTTAATTCTTGAAAAGGCTTATGAGGAAGCGGTTAAAAACAATGATGAGCTTTATAATAGATATGGTTTTTACTGTGCCAATAGTTACTTTGATAGTGGAAAACATGAAGATGCCATTAAATGGTATAAAATTACACTTGCCAACAAAAATTGGAGTCAGGAAAAATATATATCGTGTTTAAGATTATATCATTGTTATAACGCGTTAAAACAACAAGAAACAGGAATGTTTTATTTGGTTAAGTCTTTTTCTTACGACAAAGAGAGAGCCGAATGCTTGTACGAACTAGTTAGTTATTATTGTTGTAATGATATGAATGAAGTGGCTTACAATTATTATAATAATGTCAAGTCATTTTATAATGAACGATATTTAAAAGATGGACTAAATGATAAGCTTTTTTTGGATGTCAGCAAAGAAAATCTACTTATGCCTTATTATATGATTTTAGTGTCTGACAAGGTAAAAGACCACGATACCACCATACAAATGTATAGAATTATCTTTACAAAGAAACACATAGAGAGAAGTAAACATTATATTGGAAATATGCTATATAATCTTCAATTTTTCATTGAACGCGTTAAAGATGACAATGATTTTTTGCGACTATTTCAAGAATATGTTGAATTTTTAATTTCCATTGATTATCCCGTTTATGAACACGAATTTATGGTTAACTATGAAAAATATGGGATTAAGGTACCCAAAATTTCAGATCCAGTTTTCTCTCTTGATGATTGTTTAAAGAGTAAAAATATATTGTTATACTCTGGATATTCGCCTTTCAAATGGAATTATACATTTAGTATTAATAATGCTTTGGGAGGCTCAGAAACTGCTATCACGTGTCTAACCAAAAATTTCCCCAAGGATTATACGATTTATGTAGCGGGAGAAGTTGCAGAAGAAACGGTTGAAAATATTCGATATATTGATTTGAACAATTTGAATAATTTAATAAAAACAACTGCGTTTCACAGTATAATTGTTTCAAGATACTTGAATTTTTACGAGCTTTATAAAAATTTTTCGGCATATCAAACTTTCATTTGGGGTCATGATGTAACACTATACGCGTATGGAACTGATTTGTCGGTTGAAGGTATTTTGTCAAAATGGGGATCAAAAATAACCGGGTGTATTTGTCAAACAGAATGGCACAAGAATTTGTTTCTCTCTTCATTCCCTCAATTAAAAGATAAAATAAGTACAATTAATAATGGAATCAACTCCGACTTATTTAATTCAAAAGATATAACAAAAGTAAAGAAGGTAATAAATCGGTTTATTTATACATCGTGTAGTGAAAGAGGGTTGTACAAATTAGTCCAATTATGGCCAAGTATTTTGGAGAATTTACCAGACGCTGAACTTATGATTTCTTCCTATAATAATTTTCCAAAATCAGAGGAAGATAATAAGATTCTGGAAATTATTACCAAAACACCATCAATTAAACATATGGGCAAATTGAATAGAACTGAGTTATATAATTTAATGGCATCTGCAGAATATTGGTTATATACAAGTTACTTTCAAGAAACATCGTGTATTACTTCTCTCGAACTACTTGCTTCTGAAGTTATTTGTTTATATTATCCAGTTGCTGGGCTTGTAAATACTGTCGGTGATTATGGTGTAGCTATTTCAGAGGGTAATGAAATAGATGCTTTGTTAAGCTTATCTATTAAGAAAAAAACTGAACTTAAAAGAAAAGGTAAGGAATATGCGTTGTCGTGTAGTTGGAAAAATAGAGCTCAAGAATGGATGAAAATAATGAATATTGAAAATAATAATAATAATATAATTATCGAAGAGTCTAAATCAACTATTGATAATACTAAATTAGATATGTGGAAAAACTTAAATGTTGAACCTTATTATAATTTTCCTGTTTCAAAAAATTGGTTTGGATATTCTGAATTAAAAAATTATATATTAAATAATATTGATTTAACTAAGCAATATAATATATTAGAAATTGGCTCGTTTGAAGGTTGTTCATCTTGTTTTCTTTCTGATATTCTTATTAACAATACTTTATCAACATTAACTTGTGTTGATCCTTTTGTAAGCGATGGATGTACTGAAACAGAACATTCAACCTTAAAATATAAATTTTATTCAAATATTAATAAAACTCAAAATTACAATAAAATAAATGTTGTTGAAAATTTTTCGGATGATTTTTATTCAACTTACAAGGGATCTAACTTTAATTTTATTTATATTGATGGTGAACATTCTGAAAAACAAATATTAAAAGACTTAGATGAATGTTTTTCACTTTTAGATATAAATGGACTTATTTGGTGTGATGATTATAATAATAAATGGAAACATATTTTTGATTCTTGGATTCTATTAAAAAGTGATTATATTAATATAATACATTCTGGATATCAATTAGGTTTTATTAAGATTAAAGAAACTAAAATTCAAAATAATATTATAAATAATATTGAAATCGCAAATACTAATACTGATACTAATACTGATATATGTATTAAATACGGAAAACAATACAATAATATCGATGTAACTGAATATGTATTAAAAAATTTAACTACAGATGGAAATATATATATTCAAAAAGATGATAATTACAGAGCAAGTATATTTGGAGATCCGTTACCTTTTATTAAAAAATGTATGTTTATTACAGACAAATCAGGAAAAATTTTTAAAGAATTTGATTATAATACAGATGTAAATTATTCATTAAAAAGGAAATTTAATACCAATTGTATAAAAGTTATCAATTTAGAACGAAGACCTGATAGAAAAGCCGATATTGCTAATCAATTAAAAAAACAAGGAATAAATGATTATACATTAGTAAAAGCAGTTGATGGTTCTCAATTAGAAGAGACACAAGAGTTAGCCAATCTTTTTCAGGGAAATAATTTTAATAATAATAAAGGTGTAATTGGTTGCGCTTTAAGTCATTTAAAATTATGGCATGAATTAATTAATGATACAAATAATGACTATTATGTTATTTTAGAAGACGATATTGAATTGTATGATGATTTTAAAAACAAATTAAAAGAACATTGCTCATTATTTCAACAATATGGAGCCGAACATCTATCTTTAGGAGTATATGATTGTAATAATGAAGAGCAAACAAAAATATCAACTGAAAATGTAACCATATTTAGAAAAAATGTTTACAAATTTTGGAATATTACTTTTGCTTATATTATTAGTAAACAGGCTGCTCAAAAAATTATTGATTTTGTAAATATTTGTTCAATTAAATGTGCTATTGATAATCCAAGAGCTTATGGAGATATACTTAAATATCATCATACTACACATTGTATCGCAAAACAAAAAAATGTTAATGTATTTGGTTCAGATATTGTTAGTTCAAATTGTTTTAGTTTCAGCAATAATAGTAATCAGGAAGTTAAAATAGCAATTTGTGATTTTTGGGGAGAAGGCTACGATGGCGATTGTTTTGATAAAAAAAATAATTTTATAACCAACTTATTTGATAAATCAAATAAGAAATACTCAGTAGTTGAAGCCAGTCAAAACCCGGATACTATTATTTTTTCAGCATTTGGTGATGAGCATACAAAACATCAAAATATTCGAAGAGTTTATTATTGTGGTGAACCATTTTTACCAAAAGAAGATATAGATTATAATATAACATTCGACCATACAACACGAAAAAATTTTAGATATCCATTATGGAACGCATATACAAATAACTATCTTTTTGAAGAATGTGAGAGAAGAAAAAATGGTATTATAACTGTTCCAAAAAGAAATAAATTTTGTTCTTTTATTTGCGGAGGAGAGTATAAAACAACTTGGAGAAAGGAAATTGTTGAAAAATTATCACAGTATAAACGTGTTGATTGTGGAGGAAGATTCTTAAATAATATTGGATATACTGTACCAAAAGGAACCAGTTGCTCAGGTAAAATTGAACATAACTTGAATTATAAGTTTGCCATAGCATTTGAAAATGAAGACCATCCTGGATATGTAACTGAAAAAATATGTGATGTATATAAATCAAATTGTATACCAATTTACGCTGGCAATAGAGAAGTTGTTGAGGATTTTAATCCAAATACATTTATTAATGCTAATGAATTTAAAAATTTAGACGAACTGGTTAAATACGTAATAAAGGTTGATAATGATGATGAATTATATGCCAGCTATTTTAAAGAACCGATGTTTTCCAATAAATGGTTAGATATTTTTAATGATCCTCATAACACATTTTACAAAAATATAACCGATTGTATTGTTGGGAGATATACTGATTTATATTCAAATACAGAAAATAATAATAATAAAAAAAATACAAAATTACAAATTTACAATATTTGGCACAACAAATTATTTGATAATTGCTATGAAAAATTAGATGAATATTCATCAGAAAAACTAATAATGTATGATGTTAATCTAAAATATAATAAAATATATAATAAGGACAAAAAATACAATATGTTAAAAGAGTATGAACTAACAAATTATGAAAGCTTGTATCAAGATACAAATTATTGTCAAACATCTTGTTTTTATCACGTTTATACAAATAAATTATATGAAAAATCTGACTACGTTGGTTTCATACAATATGATATGATTTTAGAATCTAACTTTATTTACGCTATAGAAGAAAAAATTAATAATTCACA